AAAAATCTTCAAATCTGATTCAGTTCAGAATCGAGTCACTGAGCAGAATCTGAGCCGAATCTGTTCAGAGCTAGAGCCCGTTTGACTGAGCCCTGATTCTCGTCTGAGATCTGAGTCTGAGCTCTCAGTACTAAGTGCTTGAGCCCGTTTGGCTGTGGCCGATCTGAAGATCATTTTGGATGTCGTTCAGAATCTCCTGTGCGATGGAGTGTGAAGTCTGGACCTGAATGGCTCCACCATTGTTGCCCGTAAGCTCGATTTTGTTCCGTTCTGAGTACTTTTGAGGAAATCTAGCGGCCATAATTCGATTATATACACCGCCATTAAGTCTTGAAGACCCTGGGTTTTCGACTATGTGCGAAATACCTAGATCTTCCCAATAAGCCAATTCTAGCTCTTTAGCTGTGCGCAAGGCCAACAAAAATTCTTGGTGCTGCTCGGCCCAGTTATCTAGCGTTCCCCAATTCAACTTTAATTTTGCAGCAATTTGTTCCTTTGACATACCTTCTGAGCCCATTTGAATAACTTGTTGACAATATTCAGGCTTATACTTAGTAGGTCGACCAATTTTCTTTTCAATTACGTCATATTGCATGTTGTTTCCTTCCAAATGGAGTCTATGAGTTTATTTAATCTTGATGCTTTTATACCAAATGAACGAGCTTTAATGTGTTCAGGTGATAGTTTACGACCTTTTCTAACTGCCGATAATGCCGCAATGTGTTCAGGCGTTTGAGGAATTCCTTTTTTACCTTTGGAAATATTTGCAGCATGTTTAGCTGATTTAGGTCTGCCTTTTAGTTTAATGCTGTTTAATCGACCATTTCTTTGTCGAGTTTCTAAAGGAAGACCGCATAAAGGAGAATCTTTTGTCGTTTCTATAGCTTGATTCGCGTATTTATTACTTTTCCAATATTGAAATGGAAGAGAATTAAGCCATTTCTTTGCTTCTGTTTCTGAGTCGAACCATTGTTGAAAAATAACCTCGACGTTGTCGCGATGATGGCCTCCGTGCTTAGCGCAATGTGCGATCCAATATCTACCACTGCCACAATACAAATTCATCTCAGTCATCACAGTTTGGCCTATGTACATCTTATCTGATGTTTTGTTTTTCATAATGTAATACCAGCGTGGTCGCCAATCGGTCATAATTTCTCTCCTTAGTGGGTGTGAAATTGATTGTAACACAAAGTGCTAAAAACAGGCACTATCGGTAAAAGTTACATCAGGATACAAAATTACACCTAGTCAAATTCATATATATAAAAATAAATTTAATAATAAAATTAAAAAAAAGTAACTCAGTAACTCAGTAACAGACCAACAGCAGCTTACCTCTCCCAAGTTACATAAAGTTACAAGAAATCTTCAATTCTGTTTACTTTTCAGTAACCTATTTGCTAAACTGTGGACTATGCTAAACTGTAGTATGTTCTGGTTACAAAAGTTACAAAATCTCATTTTTTGTAACTTTTTCACAGCCAATTTTGTAACTCATTTTCTACCCCATCTGTAACCTAGAAACTAGGTTACAGATGGAGTTACAGAACACCATTTCACAATGTGAAAGACCACCAACTATTTCACTATGTGAAATCAACGATTCTAATCTATGGTATAATAATATGGTAGTAACTTAGTTTTAGATTTCTTAATTCAAAATTTTAAACAGGAGTTTAATATGCAAAAACAACAGTTTCATTTCTACGGACAACAGTTTCACTTTTATGGTTCAAACTTTATGGAGTGGAAGACTTCTACCAATCTCCAAGAAGTCATCGATCATTTTCGTACCAAAGAAAATGCCAAGCATAATTTTGCTGTCTGGTACGTCCCACTTGCAGACAATATCGAATACGAGATTAACTGGTTCGAGCCACAAGTCGAAGGCCGTATCTACCTCGGTAGCTATAACAAAAAGCAACGTATCGACATTAAAGAGGAGGTGGCAGAATGAAATTCACCAAACTTTACAAAAATCGGTTTTACATTTACGAATGGCAGCCACACCATTTCTACGTCTATGACACCAAAGATCCTAGCGGTCTAGCCGTCAGCTATCCTGATAATCCGGAATTAGCCATTTCAAGTCCACTTTTATCTACTGCACATTCTCTGTGCGATATGATCCTTAGAAAGGAGTCTCAAGTATGAAAATCACTCAGTTTCATGATTCTATTCCTCATTCTAAATTTAAACCTCGTTATAAGACTTCAAGGTTGTACTTCGATTATAAAGGCGAGACATTAATGGACGACTTACAGAACCGTCGTTCCAGACCCGCTGATCAACTTAAAGTCTTACTTCCAGAGATCTTCAAGCATTACAACATTAACCCTAAACATGCCAAATGGTCACAGTATGCCGGTTGTAATTGCCCTTGTAGTCCCGGTTTTATCCTCTATGGCGTTTATGGTAAGAACTATGCAGTCACAGTAGAAAAGGAGTTACCAAATGCGTGAGTTCGAATTACCCCAATTAACCCCTGAAACCGAGTCTCAGATCTATGACATTCTCTCTGCTAGATTGGCTGTTAAGATCTTTCAGTGGTTTCAGGAAGAAGCGATTGACCATTTTGATTTTGCAAAAGAAGGTGACCTCATTACCGATCTGATTGATGACGAGGACCCCATGGATGTGCATTCCAAGCTGTGGCGTATCTCCACTCGGCGTTTTGCAAATATGCTTTTAGATCAATAACTTACAGATGCCAGACTTTGTACTTTGTTTCAGCTATTTCACATAGTGGTAAAACAAAGTACAAAAATGTGGTATAATGTATCATGTAGTAAAAATGTTGTAGTTGTATTCTTAATTCTAAACTTACTTTTAAAGGAGCTTTATCATGGAATTATCACCGATTAACACAGAAATGCCAATGCCGGTTACAACCGATGCTACTATTACTCAGTCTTCACTTGCTGATTTGTTTCACTCAATGTCCTCAATTATGCAACAAATGTCTTACAAAATCAGTCAATTAGAAGCTAAGCTCGAAGCTCAAGCACCAACAAGTATCGAAGAAACATTATCAGAGTTTTTAGTAAATAGTGAATTCGAAGATAGAGTCAACGAGCTTGTCGAGCACCATATGCGTTACGAGTTTGATATCGATAACCATGTCGATATTGCAGATGTTGTTCGTGATACACTTAACACTAGTCTCACCATTAGTTTCGATATCTAATATGCCTTCAGCTCTTAAATATAAGACGCTAACTAAACCTAAGCACGTCTTCGTCCTCATCGACGAAGGCGATGTGCTTAAAGTTTACGAAAGCAAAATAGATGCTCAGAACGATGCAATCAAGTATGAGCTTACCGATTATTTTATACAAGAAACGGAGTTTAAATAATGCAAAAACCCTATGTTACACACAACGATCAACCTATTAGTATTCGTGGCACACATGGCCTAGCCCGTTTGTCCAATCTTTCATACGCCCGAATCGTCGAGATGTTCGGTGAGCCTTGCGATGATTTCGATGATTTTAAGTCTGATGCAGAGTGGACAATTCTATTTCCAGATGGTGAAGTAGCTACCATTTATAACTGGAAAAATGGTAAAAACTATTGTGGACCCGATGCTCCACCTGTAGAAGAAATACGTGAATGGAATGTCGGTGGCTATACAACCGATGTCGTCTTACGTCTTCACCAACTTTTAATGAAAGAGCCTATACATTATGCATAGCTCATTGTAAACTATGTTAAAGTAATACACACTTACTTATCCCCTCCCTAAAAGAGGGGTTTTTTAAACTTCAAAATTGGTACAGAGTCTATGAGACATATACAACAAACACCAACTCACTCGCACAAACAAAAAAATCCCCAATGTATGGCATTGGGGATCTAAGCACTTATATTAACTAAGGTAGTCCAATCGTTCACTTGTGAAGGAGTCATTGAATGAGTTTCAATGAAAAAACAATTAAACCAGAAACATTATATCACACATTTCTAAAAGATAGACAGTTTAATGACCAAGATGTACAGTCATTAGGTCTAGAACACCTCGACCCACAACAAACCTCACAATTGATGGGGTTCACAGTCTATAGTGCATCGATCAAGATTCCGTACTTTGACATACATGGTCAGCCTACAGACTTTAATCGAGTTCGTCTTCTGAACCCGATCGGAAAGATGAAGTATTGCCAACCGCGTCAGTCTGGCTCTCACATCTATTTTCCAAAGAACCCGTTATGGCCCTCAGCATTGACCAACTTACAAATTCCGTTAATCATTACAGAGGGGGAGTTTAAAGCACACGCCATTACCAAAGCGATTGTAGCAGAGAACCTGCAGTACATCTGTTTAGCGGTTCCAGGGGTATCATCATGGACAGACAAATCAGGCCTTCCTATGCACAAAGATCTAATGTCCATTCTCTATGAGAAGTCATTATCAGCCCGCGATGTGTACATTCTATATGACTATGACGGTAAAACAGATGATGGTGAGCCGAATGAGCAAGTGGCACTTGAAGAGAACAAGCTAGCTATTACACTTGCAGGACTAGGTGCTAAGGTCCACCTTTGTAGAATTGGTCGGTTCAAACCCGTAAAAGGACAGAAATATGCAATAGACGACCACCTGTTGATAGGTGGAACACTGTCTGAAGTATTGATGTCATGCATAGAGCCGACAATGATGAAAAACAGTGAAGAGTATCGTTTATACACGGCTCGTACACAGTGGGCGATCTATGATGGACAATGGATTCGGCTCAATGATGGTAAACAGTTTAATGGGCAAAGAATAAGAATAGAGTTGGCGAACCATTCATGGATTCGGCCAGCTGCCAATGGTAGAACGACCACAGTAAAACTAACTGATGCATACCCTGCATGGTCAAAGCGTTTGAACCTACGAGGTATGGG